GGGAGACTATATACAGCCTTTAGGTAACACTAGCACATACAGATACCCTTACCAAGTAACCAGTGACGTAGCATTTAGTGTGGGTAATGTAACAGTGCCTGTGCATAGACCCATATTAAGTCAAGATGGTGTTGCACTAAACACAGGAGGATTTAGAATTGGTAATAACGTAAGGTTTCATGTTAAGGCATTAATTATGCCAACATATACTGTTGTTCCCTATGACAGAATAAGTTTTGATGATGATTTTGAATTAATTGAGGTTCTTACATAATGCCAACTACTATTACACCAGTTCAAAATGACAATATAAGTCATGCATTGTTTATAGATGTCCAAGTTGGCGGTAATGTATTTTATATGAGTAATGCATACAAGCCCATTACAATAGATGGTAATGTATATAACGAACTTGGAACTTTTATTGCAGTAGATGACTTCAGTGACGATCTAAGAACTACTGAGGGTGATGTCAGTATAAGTTTAAGTGGTATACCCAGTAAGCAAGATTATTTAAGTTTAATGTTAGCAGAACCCATTAAGGGCGGTAATGTTACAATACGCAGAGGTTTTTTTAGTTTGTCAACCAATGAAATTATACCTGGACAAGTATACACAAGATACAAAGGTGTTATTACTAATTTTAGTTTACAGGATGATGCAAACAGATTACAGGATACCGAAACAGTCACAATAAGCATAATGACCAGCAGTATTAATACAGTGCTTAAAAATAAAATAAAAGGACAAAGAACTAACCCAGAAGAACGCAAACGTCTTTATGCAGGTGATTTAGTGTTTAACAAAATACCAGATTTATACAACACAGCATTTGACTTTGGTAGAGAATACAAAGCAGGCGGTGGCTATGGCGGAGGCACCGGAGGCGGTGGCGGTGGCGGCAGAGGCCCTGGTGATGACAGACGAAGAAGAGTGCAGGAAAGATAATGATTATAAGAACACCTACATTTCAAGATTATGACAGAATAATGGAATTGCTAATAGACATGGCTAATTTTAATGAATTAACAGAATTGCAAAATCCAGAATACAATGACAAATACATACGCAATTTATTGTGTAATTGTCAAAAGGCAGGTGTTGTATTAGTAGCAGAAGACAATAACAAGATTGAGGGCGTAATAATAGGTGCAATAATGCCAAACATTTGGTTAAACAATGTCAATTGGTTGCGTGAAATAGCATTTTGGGTAACATCAACAGGATTTAAGCATAATGCAGGTGTCAAACTTATAAATGCATTTAAACAACGTGCATTGTATTTGTTAGACAATGGCATAATAGACAATTTTGTAATAACAAGTTTGGAAAAACTACCAGTAGATTATGAAAAATACGGGTTTAACAAACTGGAAACAAATTATTCATGGAGTAAATAATGGCATCAGCAGTAGTGGCAGTATTTAATTTTGTAAGAACAGCATTATTAGTTGCAGGTGGTGGTGCTTTGGGTAGCACATTAGCAGGAACTTATGCGGCCACAGTTATAGCAGGTGTTGTTACCGCTGGTTTGGCTGTGGGAACAGCAAGAGCATTTGGAAGTATGTTAAAACCAGACATACCAGGCATAGGACCTGATGCCGGAACAAGAATACAGTTAGCACCAGACACAGGTAACAGAATACAAGTTATATATGGTGATGTTTTAACATCAGGACCCATATGTGATGCCGCTATCAGTAATGAAAACAAAACAATGCACTTCTTTTTAGTGTTAGGTGAAAAAACAGACTCAGGAACATTCAGTTTAGGTGCACAGGGCATACGTTTTGGTGATAAAAAACTTAATTTTGGTAGTGGTGCTAGTGCTCACATAGTTCAAAGTGTTTATGATGCAAACGGCACAACAGAAAACAACTGGAACGGTAAAATACGTGTTAGAATATATGCTGGCGGCACAGCAAGTTCAAATCAGATATTTCCCAGTGGTGTAACTCCAGTAGCGGCAACCACAATGATGCCTCACTGGACATCAACAACAACATACAAAGCAACAGATTTAGTTTTTGCAATGGTGGAAATAGATTATGATGCAGAACAGGGTTTAACAAATATGGATGCTATGACATTCAATATTAAAAACAGTTTAGATAGCCCAGGCAATGTAATGATAGATTATATGACTAACGATAGATACGGTGCAGGTATACCCACTAGTTTAATTGATGTAGACAGTTTTGAGGGTGCTGGTAACAGCAGTGTGGGAGGTTATGCAGACGAATTTGTTACATATACACAATATCCCAGTGGTAATTCAACTGTTCAACGTTATCAGATTAACGGAACATTAAGCACAGCAACAGATGTTGCTACTAACATGGATAAACTAATGATGGCGTGTGGTAGTTATTTGTTATTTGACGGCAAACAGGGTAAATACAAAGGCATACCTAACAAAATATATCCAGACCAAGCAAACTGTTTTGTGGCTAATGATGATAATATTATCAGTAGTTTAAAAGTTCAAAACACCGATTTATATCAAATGTATAATCAAGTAGAAGTAGAATATTATGACAAAACACGTAGGGATCAACGTAACAGTATACTGTTGGAAACACCTGCCGCAAATCGTAATTCAGGAGAGCCTGATAACAAACTCAGTTACAGCATAGACATGATTAACAATAAAGTTCATGCTGAAATATTAGCAAATATAGATTTAAATCAAACACGTTTAGACAAAGTTGTTCAATTTACAGGCGATCACAGTTTTATACAAGTGGATGTGGGCGATGTTATTAAACTAACAAACAGTATGTATGGTTTTACAAATAAATTGTTTAGAGTTATGCGTATTAAAGAAGTAGAAGCAGATGATGGTAGTTTAACTTGTGAAATAATTGCACTTGAATATAGTGACAGTGTTTACACAGGCTTAGTAACACAGGAAGATCCGCCTTTTGCTAACATAGGCTTACCCAGAATACCCTTTATTACAGGCATACCTATACCAGGTGCATTTAACGGCACATATGGTAATTTAAGTTTAGACGCTAATACATTTGGAAATGTTATACCCAATCAGACAATGCAGATATTTGGTGCTGGTGCTCAATTAGAGAACGCAGGTTTAAGTAATACTACTATGAGCAATTCAACAACCTATAGTGATCTTATAACACCAGAAGTGTATGACATATCAGGTGTAGATATAGGTGATTATACATTTAGTGGTGTTGGTAATTTGGGTGGTGTATTACCAGTAGGTGGTTATGACACAGCATTCCGTAATAATGTGACTATACAATTTGCTAATGCTACACATAGCAGTAATCAAAATATTGGTGGAGGAGGTGTATCCTTTACAAACATAGATGGAGCACCACCACAGTTAACAGATACTAAAAAAGTATCATTAGATCCAACAAGTTATAGTCTGCCTGCTGATATGAAACCCATTACAGCAACAGCAAGATTACAAGGATACAGCACATTGGATGATGACACAGCAAATGGTTATCCTAGAGCAATAGGAAACATGGCATACGAAATGAAACGTATCACAAAGGGTGAGAAATAATGTATAGAATTGTTTATAAAACAGACACAGGTAAAATAGAAACCTGTAGACGTATGAGTGATGCAATATTGGCATTACAACTACAACAAGCACCTAATCTAGCAAGTATAAATGGATATGTAGAAAACACAATGGATTATAAAATTAATTTAGAAACATTGGAAGTAGAATCCCAAACAAATCCGTTTACTACATTTGATATAAACAAATGGATGAGACAACGCAGAAATAATTTATTAAAAGAATCAGATTGGACACAAGGTGAGGATTCACCTTTAACAGCAGAAAAGAAAGCAGAATGGGCCACATATAGACAGGCATTACGTGATGTGCCTGCTAATAATAGTAGTGCAATAAACAGAGAAGATGTTGTATGGCCTACACCTCCAGGAGCATAAATGAGCAACCCTATTTATGGATTCTTTAAAAATAATGTTTATAGAAACTTTTTAGCAAAGTTAAATCCTACTCCTGATTATGATGTAACTTTAACCTTAAGTAATACAACAACACATACTGATACAATTACTTGCACAATAGATAGCAATTTATGGGCAAATCAAACAGTCTATATGGATGTGACAGGCGGTGGAACCAGTGATGCTAATTTTACAGATGATAATAGCAGAACCGCAGGCCAAGTTGATGGTAATGGTAATTTAGCATTAAGTAAAACTATAGATGTATATTCTAATATTTCTATGAGTAATTTTGGCACCGCAACTGTAACATTAAGAACAGGTGATGCTGATATAGGCGATATAATTTTTACTGATACAGTTACTACAAGAAGTGGAACTAATATACCTGTAACATCTGGCTCAAATTCTTACAATTATAACAACAAAGATGGATACAATTACACATTCTTTTTAGTAAATAATGTTCTTTCAGATGGAACTGGCACACATACACCTTCTTCATATGTCGCAAGAAAAATTGGTATGCCAGTAGATTATTTGGCTGTTGGTGCAGGTGTTAGTGAAACATACGGTGGCGGTGGCGGTGGTAATGTGCAACAAGGAACATTTTTAATAAATTCTGGAACCACAGTATCTATTAATGTGGGTTCATCAGGATTTCAAAGAAGTCAAGGCAATACTTCAAGTATAACAGGAGGTGCTATAAATATTTCAGCACCAGGTGGTAATTCCAGCACAGCAAGCCAAAATGCTGTATTGTCTGATATTTTAACACCCAGAGACAGCAGTTATTATTTTGGAGCAGGTTATTTGGGTTCTAATTGGAGTAGAGGTTATACTTATAACCCTCAAGCAATTTCAGGAAATCAATTTGTTCCTGGTAATTTATCAGCAACTGGATTTGCTGATTATGATCCTTTACAAAATACAAATACTGGATTTAATGGTGTAGTTATATTTAGATCACCAACTTATGAGAATTTCTTTCAATAATAATTATTTTTTAAGAAAAAGCATAAATAGTAGTAACAAATATTTTGTTATGCCTTAGCACAACAATCTTATCCCTTAGGAGAATAAAATGTCAGGTCGTTTACTAGACTTCAAAGAATACATAGGATCGGCAAATAATGTTCAAGTAATTGAATTATTTCCCAGATCACAAAAATCATTTACATATAATTTTGGTTCAGATGTATCAGGATATACATTTACAGCAGATTATCAATCAATTTTACTTAATACAGTAACATATGACAGGGTCACAGGAGATCCTAATTTTGCTGATAGCACTGTGAGTGGATATTTCACAAACACAGCAAATGTAAGTGGTTCTTTTATAGATACAACATCAGCCGCAAGTGGATTAGTTACATTAACTATTCCAGCAGATAGATACACTGGTAATATATTTCCTAGTGCAAGAGCAAATGTTGTTATGACAGTTCTTAGTTTCCAATGGACAACAGACGATTCTCCAGTTCAACAAGATATGCACAGATGGGCAATTATAGAAAGATTTGACCCACAAGTAGGAAAAGTTCCAGGAGATCCCGCAGACGAAGCCAGTTTTGTAGCACTATAGGAGTAAACAATGGCAAATATAACAGCAACAGGCTCCTTTAGCAACATAACTGTATCCACAAGTGCTGTAACTATTCCAGTTTCAGATACTACAACAAATGTAACAGTCACAAATGTAGCAACTGTAAGTGCTAATGTGGGTGTGACCAGCACAAGTTCTAATATTGTTGTTAGTGGTGTTCAAGCAATTTCAAATGTTGCTATTAGAAGTGCATTAGGAAATGTAAATCCTATATTGTATAATGCTTCTACAGGCATATTTTCTATAGACTCAGATGCTTTATTTACAGGCAAAACAACTGATGATTTAACAGAAGGTAGCACAAACAAATATTTTACTACTACAGGAGCAACTGTAAATACTGATGCTTTACCAGAAGGTAGCACTAACAAATATTACACAAACGCAAGAGTATTAGCATATGTTACAGATGCAGGATTAGATTTTAACGCAGAAAAAGTTGATGATCGCGTTGCTAATTTAATGCAAACCACAGGAAATTTAACATTTACATATGATGACGGAGCAAATACATTAACACTTAGTGAAAGTTTAACAACTGATGACATAGATGAAGGCACTAAATTATATTTTACAAATGGCAGAGCAAGAAGTGCCATAAATGTTAATGATACCGGTGGTGATGGCAGTTTAAGTTATAGTAGTGGATCAGGCGTTATTACATATACAGGCCCAAGTGCCGCAGAAGTAAGAGCACATTTTAGTGGAGGCACAGGTGTAGACTATAGCAGTTCAACAGGCGTTATTGCTATAGGACAAAATGTTTCAACAACAAGTGATGTAATTTTTGCTGATGTAACAGCAGATCAATTTGTTCAACAATACTATGATACTGGTAATGTAAGTGGTAGTGTAAGTTTTGATTTAGATAATGGTTCCTTACAAAAATGTTTACTTGTAGGCAATATTACAGGGATATCATTTAGTAATTTACAAACAGGTGGTTCAATATCTGTAATTTTAACACAGGATTCTGTGGGATATAGATTATTAGATACAACAACCACACCAAGTAATTGGACAAGTTGGGAATTTGCAAATGATTGGAAAGAATTAAACACAAATGCAAATGAGGAAGATGTTTTAACAGTAATATATAATGGTTCAAAATATTATGCTAGTATTACACCATTAAGAGAATTTTTAGTTAGCAACAGTGGTTTAGCAAATAGTAATATTACAGTAAACGGAACCACAATTAATTTAGGCAGTAGTGGAAACATAAGTAATTTTGGCACATTAACTACTGACGATTTAACACAGGGTTCAACTAATTTATACTTTACAAACAGTGCGGCAAACAGTGCCATAACAACATATTTTGGTGATAATGCTAATAGTCCATTTACAATAAACGGTAATTTGCAAGTTGCTGGCAATATAGATTATGTGAATGTAGAAGATTTATTAGTAAACGATCAAAGCATAACACTTAACTATGGGAATGCCACAGCCAGAGATGCATTCATATATGTGGATAGAAGTGGTAGTGCCTTAAATAACGCACATATCAAATGGAATGAAACAAGTGACCAATGGGAAATATATGATGGCACAACAACATATAAAATACCTGTAAGCACAGACGATTTAGCAGAAGGTGTTACAAACAAATATTACGCCACAAGTTTATTTAATACAGATTTTGCTACTAAAACGACAAGTGACCTAACAGAAGGCACAAACCTTTATTGGACAACAGACAGAGGTAATACAAATAGTGATGCTTGGTTAACAACAAAATCCACAACAGATTTAGCAGAAGGCACTAATTTATACTTTAGTAATACTAATTTAGCAACTTCAAGCACAACACATTTACCTGAAGGCACAAATCTTTATTATACAGATGCCAGAGTGGATTCACATTTAAGTGGTGGTTATGGTATAACATATACTAGTGGTGTTATAGAAACAACTAACGCAGAAATACAAGCACAGGCTAATGTAGCATTTGGTAATAATACAACTGATAATTTAACAGAAGGCGCTACTAATTTATACTACACTGACAGCAAAGTTGATACACATCTTAATACAGGCACAGCAACAACTGGTGAAGTATTAAGTTGGACAGGTTCTGATTATGACTGGGTTGCTCAAACAGGTGGAACATCATACAGCAATGCTAATGTGGCAGATTATCTGTTGGATACAGGTATACAGAAAAAAGCACACACCGTATTTGTTCAGGATTTAGCACTAAGTCCAGATGCCGCAAATGCTCAATTAGGATTTTACTTTCCTAATGGTTCAGGAACAACAGGACAAGTTCTTAAGTTCGATAGTGCCACACAATTAACACAGGCATTCTTAGATACAGGTAATGTAACAGAAACAACTAATTTATATTATACAACAGACCGAGCAAATAGTGCCATAGAAGCACATACTGGTAGTATAGCAAATTTAACTGGAAATGTTGTCACAACAGGTAATATAACTGGTGATTATGTGTTTGCTACCACAAGATTTCAAGGTGACATTAATGGTGCTATTCAAAACGAAGTATGGAACGCATCAGGCGGCACACTAAACAAAGGTGACATTGTTGCACTAAATGGT